ATGAAATCGTTAAAGGAGATTTTTAGAATAGGAAAAGGCCCCTCAAGCAGTCATACAATGGGACCTGCGCACGCAGCAGAGATATTTGCACGCCGAAATCCAAACGCAAAGGCGTTCGAAGTAACGCTCTATGGCAGTCTGGCAGCAACAGGAAAAGGGCACCTTACCGATGAGGCAATTACCGAAGTGCTGTTGGAAATAGCCCCCGTGGAGATAGTATGGCAGGCAAAGACTGTGCTGCCCTACCACACCAACGGTATGCGCTACAAGGCATTCGATGCCGAAAAGCAAGTCGTTGATGAATGGGTGGTGTACAGTGTAGGCGGCGGAGCCCTGTCGGAAGGCAAGGGAAAGGACGATATGTTCTACACAACACCCGTGTATCAGCTGTCTACTATGAAGGAGATACAAGACTGGTGCGAAAAGAACGGACGCGGTTTTTGGGAATATGTAGACCACTGCGAGGGTGCGGAAATTTGGGAATACCTACACGAAGTGTGGACGACAATGTGCCACGCAGTAGAAGAAGGCTTGGAAAACGATGGCGTCCTGCCTGGCCCACTGAACCTTTCGCGCAAGGCAGGCAAGTATTACATAAAGGCGCAGAGCTATAAAACCAGCCTGCAATCGCGTGGTTTGGTATATGCCTACGCACTTGCGGTAAGCGAGGAAAATGCTGCGGGCGGCACAATCGTTACGGCTCCTACTTGCGGGTCGTGCGGTGTAATGCCTGCCGTGCTTTATCATCTATACAAGGCACACCAGTTTTCTGAACGGAAAATACTCCGCGCCTTGGCAACGGCAGGACTTTTCGGAAACGTAGTAAAAGAAAATGCCTCTATCTCTGGTGCAGAAGTGGGCTGCCAAGGCGAGGTTGGCGTGGCTTGCGCAATGGCTTCGGCAGCAGCGTGCCAGTTATTTGGCGGAACACCATCGCAGATAGAATATGCTGCCGAAATGGGATTGGAACACCATCTCGGTATGACGTGCGACCCAGTTTGCGGCTTAGTACAGATACCGTGCATCGAACGCAACGCCTTTGCAGCCTGCCGAGCCCTCGACGCTCAACTTTACGCCAACTTCAGCGATGGTCGCCACCACATTTCGTTCGATAAAGTGGTGCGGGTAATGAAACAAACAGGACACGACCTGCCATCACTCTACAAGGAAACCAGCGAAGGCGGCCTTGCACACAACTTTGAATGGTAAGACCGAATCAAATAAAAAGAAACTTCGATGCACCCGATAAACCAAGTTATCAATGCATCGAAGTTTCTTTTTATCTTTCTTTTTAAATCTGACTAAATTTTCAAAAACTTCTTCACTCTGTTATAATACTGTTGGGTTTTGCTCTTACTGAAGTTCACTCCACCGTGCCACATACGAATGGCTCTTTCGATATTGTTGCTTACATTGTGGCGCGATTGGAACAAAACGAACATCTCTCGCGACTTATTCGGACTAAAACGGTCGGCAAGCGTATAACGTTTCGTGCTGCCCTTGCTTTTCAGTATGCTGTTGCATTCTGTAACAATACCCTTTGAAATCTGCAAAATGCCTGCGTGTGGTCCGTTCACAGCCTTTGCGTTTCCTTTGCTTTCTACGTGCATAATAGCGTCCATCACGGGTCGCCAGTCAAAATTTCCAATCCCTATGGCTGTCTCTGCACTCGCAGAGCCTGCTGCCAAAATCATTAAAAATCCTACAATTAATACTTTTAAAATTCTCATTATACCTAATTTTCCGAAACCTACAAACTTGCCATAAGATAGGCAAATTATGCGGTAAGACGGGCGTGAGAATCGGCGCGCACAAACCTCGGTTTCATATTAACGGGTGCAAAGGTACAAAAATAATGCCTGATAATCAAGCTATTAAGTATTACTTAACAAATTTACATATACAAACGGTTGTATTATAAGCTTTGTTTAAAAACCTTAAATTGCTTGGTTTTCTCAATAATTATAAATCTTTACATTCGTTTTGTGCTGTATTTTGTAGAAGGTAAATTTTGCCAATTGCAAACTTTGCTGTATCTTTGCATAAGATATAGCTGCACTCGGCAAATTGAAAGTAAACTTTCTTTGCACTCGCTGGCAATACCTTTGCATAAGAAATAGCTGCGCTCGGCAAACTGAAAGTAAACTTTCTTTCCACTCGCTGGCTGCATCTTTGCAACTAACTTATTGGCTCCGTAGCTTAGCTGAATAGAGCGCAGGATTCCGGTTCCTGAGGTCATGGGTTTGAATCCCATCGGAGTCACAGAAAAGGAGGTTTTAACACCTCTCTTACTTGCTGAAAATGAGCACATTACAACTGATAACCAAATAGTTATAATGAAAGGTGGGGCTAACGCAAGGAGAGCAATAGCGGACATTAACGGACAATAACGGACATATTCTTGTACCCGATGTGATACCATCTGTGATACCAAAAACAATAGAAACAATGAAGTATGCAATGGTTAGGCTGGTGTTTGACAGGAAACACGTAGCGACAAAGAACAAAACAGGGTTGGTGCAACTCGAAGTAACGTATAACAGGAAACGCAAATGGTTCTCGACTGGCGTAAAGGTGTATGCTGACCAATGGTCGGAACGCTACAAGGTCATAAACTCGCCATACACTTTTGAATACAACGATATTTTGGACGCACAATTGAAGCAGGTACAGGACTTCATAAAAGACGGAATACAGCGTAATCTCCCTTTCTCATTCGATGAACTTGTCAGTTATATGAAGCGTAGCGGAGGAAGCGACAACCTTACATTCATAGAATTCATTGCAGAACGCCTGCTTGACAGGGGCGATATAAGAGAAACGACAAAGAAGACGCACAGAACACTTCTAACTGCACTTGAAGAATTCAAGTACATAGAATATTTTGCAGACATCACGACGGCTAACATTACAAGATTTGATGACTGGTTGCACAGTAAGAACTACCTGCAGACAACCATCTACGGTTACCACAAGCGATTGAAAGCATACATTAACGAGGCTATCAAGTTTGACTATCTTACTGCAAACCCATATCGCAAGCTGAAAATAGAACGTGGCAAGGCAAAGGGTATCAGATACCTCACTATGGACGAGCTGAAACAGATAGAAAACTGTACGATTATAGATAAAGCCGTGGAGCGTGTCAGGGATTTGTTTGTTTTTCAAAGCTATACTGGGCTTTCGTATGGAGACTTGGCGAAGTTCGATTTTTCCAAAACAGAGAAGCAAGGGGATTGTTATGCAATCAGGGATACAAGACAGAAGACAGACGAGGAATATTTTGTGGTAATACTCGATAAGGCGTTGGCGGTACTGAAGAAGTATGACTACAAGCTGCCCATCATAAGCAACGAGAAGTACAATCAGTATCTGAAAGTCGTTGCGTCGTACGCAAAGATAGACAAACCCATTTCCACGCACTGGGCAAGACATACTTACGCCGTTATGGCTTTATCGCTTGGCGTGAAGATGGAGCATATCTCAAAGATGCTTGGGCACTCGTCTACAAGAATAACAGAAAGCACGTACGCAAAAGTATTGGCTGCTGACATTCGGAAAGATTTCGAAATGCTGCAAGAAAAATTAAAAAAGCGATGATGAAAAAATTTTTTCTTTCTTCTGTTTGTTTGTTAAAAAGAATAAAAAACAAAAAGACGAATTTTTCTCTCGCGCACGCACGCATAAGAAGACGAAGATTTTTCTTTTTCTTTTATTTATTTTCTTTTTATATATAATTATATCCTAACCGCACGCGCACGCGAGAGTTAAAGAAAAGAAACGGTTTTAAACGAAAATAAAGAATTTACGGCTAAATTGTTAAATCAAAAATTTAAAAACAACAAACTGCGACAAATAGGGAACATTTAAAACTCAAAAAATATTGAACTTTGTAAATAGTTTATAATAAGTATATTATACGGTACTGCGACAAATAGGGAAGATGTTTTAACCTTTGTTTAAACATTATTATAACTTAAAGTTTTTCAGATACTTATAACAAAGTGCGACAAATAGGGAATATGTTGTAAATATACTGAAAATTAAATGTTAAAAGAGCATTCCGCAAAATCTCGTATATTGGCGCAAAAACAGCCAACTGCGACAAAAAGGGAACATCTTTTGACGGCTATTTATATACTACTGTAACTACAATATATACAAGTAGTTACAATAAACTGCGACAAATAGGGAAGATATTTTAAACAAACAATAATAAACCTTATAATATATTGATAATAAGATAATTATGTACAAGTGCGACAAATAGGGAGGTTTTAACAAAGTCTATAGTAGACAGAAGTAGACTTGCGTTGTCGGTTAATACTTAAAGTGTAGTGTGGTAAAATTGGCTGTATCTTCGCAATCATAAAAGAGAAATTTGGTTATGACAGAAGAGATAAGATACAAAGGTTTTACGGCTCACGGTTCAGACTACGACTGCAGCGACGGAGAGTTGGCCGCTGTGCTCGGTTTAGTTCCTGACAATGTTAATGGAAATGGAGGCGTCAGCCTCTCTCCTGTTCAACGTGCCAAGACGTTGTTTAAGCTGCGAAATGCGGACAGCGCGGTATTATTTGCGCATCGTGGCGACAGGTTTACTAATTACATTGTTATTGATGTGAGTGGAACTTCTTTGCAGGGCAGCAAGAATAATCTGTACCGCTCGGGGCGTTTGTCTTGGACAACCAACGGCAGCAACTTGTATGACTTGTATGATTTGGGCAGTGATGGTTTGTATCAGGTTGCTGCGCTTGGCAATACGCTTATGCTGCTTACCACTTCGGGGGTGAAGTATTTCTTGTGGGAGCAAGCGAAAAGTACCTATAAGCATTTAGGTTCTGAAATTCCTGACATATCCATTCGTTTTGGTTTACAGGGTTCATTGGAACGCAGCGACAAGTTGGACGTGTCGATTGTGAACTTCGATGAAAACGTCAAGAAAGCGTGGGAACCTTTCTTGACCGAAAGGCTGAACGGAAAATCAACCTTACGCCTGAAAATCAGGGAATCAGAGAAGAAAGAGATAACGGATTACGTGCTGGGCTATGTGAACAAGTTCATAGCCGAGAACTACGAAAAGAAAGGTAAGTTTATCTATCCGTTCTTTGTCCGTTACGCCTATAGATTGTACGACGGCAGTCTGACGAAGCATTCTGCACCTATTCTGATGATTCCATCAACGAATTGCTCGCCTGCCTGTGTCGAGGAGGGCACAAACTTCTACAAGATGGGCGACAAGGTTTTCTTTGAGGAAAAGAAAGTGGACTATCGAATTGTCGGTATGACGTGCGACTTGGATTATATGGTGCAGAACGATTTAAGCAAGCTGAAAGATTGGAAAGACATTGTAAAGTCGGTAGATGTTTATGTATCTGCTCCTGTTTATACCTACAACCAAAATGGCGATGTGGAATATTTGAATATTACGCCGATAGGTTCTTCGGATATGAGGAATACGAAGTCTGCGTGCAGCTTGGTTGGCGTGCAGGAAAGCGACGAGTACAGCGAGTGGGATTGGTACGAGGCTTATAGTAGAAAGTATCAGCCGACTGTAACTCCTCCCAATGCCGATATTATGTTTAAGGCCAGCTTGGAGTTGCCCAAGGTGTCTTTCAAGACGGTGGTAGAAAACATTAAGACGTGCCGCGACTTCTATTTGCTTAAAAGTATCAATATTGAAGAGCTGGTGGCGCACAGCCGCAAGACGATAGATATTGACGAGTACTTCTTTCGGTCGTTGGTAAACCGACAGCATATGACGGACGATTACGACAGCCACGACAAGCTAACGGCAAAGGCGGCGTTTGCGTATAACCAACGCTTGAACCTTACAGGCTTGACAAAAAGACTGTTTCGTGGCTTTTCTCCTGCCGATGTTAATACGCTTGTTAATAGCAGTATAATAAAGGCTTTGAGCTTCAGACCAAGTAAAGTGCGTGCGTATGTGTTTATCAAGCAGGCAGGACGAGAGATTGTTGTTGAAAGCGATGTAAGTGAGGCTTTTTACAGTGTTCCGTTTTACTACTTCTATTATCCCAATGCAAACGCCTACAAGGCTGTTATCCGTGTTCAGGGTGCGTGGAAACAGGGTGCGTGGGATAGCACTGCAGAACGACGCTTCGAGCTGTCCCTGGAAAGCCACATCGGGCTTAATGGTGCTTTTTGGTTCGGTGATTTCAGAACGTTGGGAGAAATGGAAGAATCGTGGAGAGGTATTCCTGATACTTCCGACATCGACACGACAATCGACATAAAGAGCAAGATATACACCTCAAAGGTGAACAATCCCTTTGTGTTCCCAGTGCTGGGGATAACGACTGTGGGGGTTGGCGAGATATACGGTATCTCCACCGCTGCGAAAGCGTTGTCGGAGGGACAATTCGGACAGTTCCCCTTGTATGCTTTCACTTCTGACGGCGTGTGGGCTTTAGAAGTTGCCTCTAATGGTGCTTATTCGGCACGGCAGCCAATAACGAGGGACGTGTGTGTGGATAAGGATAGCATCACGCAGATAGACAGCGCGGTACTGTTTGCCACGGAAAGGGGCATAATGTTGCTGTCGGGTGCGCAGAGTACGTGTATTTCCGATGTGTTGGACGGAGAAGTACCTTTTGCCCTGAACACTTTACCGCACGGAGAAGATATAGTCAGGCTTGCAGATTTGCAAGATAACCAGTTCGAGTATGTGCGGTTCAAGGATTACATCAAGGACAGTGGTATGATTTACGACTACTCGCACCAGCGTATCGTTCTTTTCAATCCAACAAAGGCGTATGCTTACGTATATTCGTTGAATACCAAGATGTGGGGCGTTATGGAGAGTAACATCGTGCACGGTGTAAATTCATACCCACAAGCGTTGGCAATGAATAGCGACGGCAGCTTGACAGACTTGTCAAGCTATGACAACACAGAAGAAACAAAGGTGCTGTTCGTTACACGTCCGCTGAAATTCGGTGCTGCAAATGTTCTGAAGACGATAGAGAGTGTTATTCAGCGTGGGCGTTTTACTAATGGTAATATCAAGACGGTACTCTATGGTTCGAGGAACTTGGAAACTTGGTCGTTGGTATGGTCATCGGAAGACCATTACCTGCGTGGCTTCAGCGGTTCACCTTATAAGTATTATCGTATTGTAGGATTCGGCAGTCTGTCTGTAGGATATAGCATTGGCGGTGCAAGTGTTTCTGTCCGCAGCAGATTCAACAATCAGCTGCGTTAATAGATAAATGATATTTGTAACAGAATAGGTTTAGTTTTGCAGATGTATGGCAGAGATAATATTGAATATTAAAAAGAAAGACGTTTACAACGAAGTGGCGAAGATAAGTAGCTACGTCGGTGCAAAGAGTGAGAAAAACAGCGAGGACACGGATATGTACACCCGTGTGTTTGCTACGGACAGCGACAGGGAAATGCTGGATAGGTTTTGGGAGGACTGCTGCGGAAAGATAGCAGAAGAACTTCAAAGGTTTATCGTGGATATTGCAAATGCAGACACTGGCGAAGTTTCTCTCACAGTCGAATCTTCGTACAACAAGAGCGAGAAAGATGGGTTAAGGGTAAAAGTCCTACAAAAAGACCTGTTCAGTTGCTTTGTAAACTTCATTCTCTATAAATGGTTTGAACTCACGGAAAGAGTGCGTACAGAGTATTATTTTACCATTTACAAGGATTTTGTAAATGGTGTAAAACGGAAGTTGTCTGTGAAGTATGCGCCTGTAAAACGTGAATATGATTATTAAGTTATGGCAAAGAAAGAAATAAGGCTGACTGTCAAGATTGGCGAAGTGTTTTACGACATAGCCAACAAAACCTACCTTGCTGGTCGCACGGCTATGGAGGGCGATAAATACAAGGAAGCAGCCGACGCTGTTACAGATAACAGTGCAGAATGCGAAAACGAGGTTTACAGAAACATTCAGAGCTGCATCGGCTTGCTGTGTGTCCATTTAGGCAAATATATTAAGGCGTATAACAAGGCAGAGGACGTAAGTAATGTTCTTAAGAATAATTTACTGAAAACGGAGGAAAAGGGCTATATCCTCGTTTTCAGCGTTCCAAACAATTTCAACCACTCATCTGTTGATTTCATCGCAACGAGCATTCACGACTATATCGTGAACTATTGCATCGGGAATTGGTATCTGAAGACAAACAAGGAAGAAGCTGGCAGTTACCATAAAATGGCTGATAGTCTGCTGCCGCAAATGTATGAGGCATTTAGTAAAAGAGTGCGCCATAAACGTGGCGAGGGATTTTAACACATAAAAGGATTTGCTATGATAATAGATTGTGGCTGCTGCGAGGCTTCGATAGCCGCAGTGAACAGAGAAAAAAAAGAAGTGGCGTTGCTGTTCAAACGTGATGAGCTGCTGCACGATGTTGCTAATAACAGCTGGGTGTTGAGCGAGGTGTCTGCTTCAGAGAATGTAAATGCGAAGCAAGAACTTGCCGACATCGTACAGGACGGCAATATAGACAGAGTTGTGCGTGTTTTAGGTCTTGCTCATCAGGAATGCGTGGATATTCTCTATCCATATACTCACGACAACATTGCAGGAGGTGAGCAAGTGAATGACGTTTTTTCAGACCCCAACAACTACTCCATTGCGATGCGTGTGCCTACAACGTTCTCACGCACCTCGTTAGAGTATTTGGAGCATCTCATACACGAATATCTTGTGTGTAGGGTGATAGAAGACTGGGTAAGCATTGTGATGCCCGACCGCAGGGTTATATGGACGGAGAAAATACAGGATATAAAAGATAAAATAATCAGTTGTTTAAGCAGGCGCAGTGGCCGTATCAGACGGTCGCAAAGTCCATTTTAGTTTTTGTTTGTTTTATTTATTGAAAGTGGGTGATCCTATACACGAGACCACCCACTTTGTTGTTATTTATAAATCTTTGTACTCCACCTTTGCATCGAAGCAAGGGCATTCTTTTATACGCTCCCACACATCGACTTTGCCGTTGCCGTTCTTGTCGGGTGAGAAATCTCTGTGCCCCTGTATTATCGCCTTTGGGTATTTCTTCTTCAATAGCGACAATAATTTGCGCAAGGACAACTTCTGTAACGGAGTGCGGTTGTCTACTGCCTTTCCGCTCTCACCGATGCCACCAACATAGGCAACGTTGATGCTGATACTGTTGAAACCTTTCACGCCGTTGCTTGCATTGTCCTCTGCCAACAGCTGGTGTATCTTTCCGTCCGCCGTTACCACATAGTGGTAGCCAGGGTTCTTCCAGCCTTTACGCTTGAACTCGCTAAGCAGCATTGCTACTGTTGTGTTCTGATTGCTCGCTGTGCAGTGCACGGCAATATACTTTATATCTCTCATATTTTTCCCTTTATTTAAAAAGTACCCCTACTTATCGCAAGCAAGGGTACGGTAGATAATAAACATAAAACGTATGATAAAAAAGACTCAAATCAAATATAATGGATTGCGTATGCTAACGCCATACCGAGCACCGCTCCGTAATACCACGTCAGTACCGCCTGCCAGCTCCATTTGGGAGCGTGAACATCACCTTTGCAGATGAATGTTCGCACCGCTTCACTGCCAAAGGCGAAAATAGTGGTGGTTATCAGTACGTAGCTTACAATATTCAGCAATGGTGTGCTTGCATCAAGACACAACTCTTGCCATACCATAAAGAATGACAACAACAAACTCACGAACGCAAGGAACACCTTGCTTGTTAAAAACTTTTTAATATATTCCATATCTTTATTATTTTAAATGATTATTACTCTCTTCTTCCTTGCGTGCTATGTAGCTTGCAACGAATGGAACTTTTTCTACTATTTGTATGCTGACAATGTAATACAGTATGTCAAAAAGTTTGTACATACTACTTGTTTTCGGACAGCAATTTCTGCAGTTTCTCAATATATTTATAGAGAAGACCCACGTGGTAATAATGCTTATTATGCTTACACACGTGGCGGCTTCACTGTCTTTGTGTATGAAATGTCCAACGACAAACAATGCCATAACGAGCACGAAGTAGACGAAACACTGTACGAGAAACCTCGTTGCTTTGTTCATCTTCCAGCCATTGCCGTTGATGATGTCTGCCAGCAGTCCAAACAACCCATTCATCGCCAACAACACTACCATACCAATGAGTATGTCTTGTATTGGTGAGAACAGCGTCAATAAGCAGCTGAACAACATCGCAATAGCAGTTCTTAAAAAATCTACCATATATCACCTCCTTTGTTATAGCAAAGCGTCAATTTCGCTTTCCGTGATACGTCTAAAGTCTGCCAACTCATTCTTTGCGGCGGTGGCGATAGCTTTAGCATCTGTGCCCTCCTGCTTTGCAGCATCGATGAGCTGCTTGGTGTACTCGCCGTGGTATGGTATCCAATTAGTCCATTGTCCCTTTGCGCCCAATGGGTTGCCGTCTTTCATTATATAATGTCTGATGTAGCGTTGAGAGCCTTGGCTTTCTTTAAAATGGTATCCACCGTTGAGTACATTTAGTATCAATCTCGTTTCTGCTATTTGCGTGATGGTGAGCAAGCCAACATCGGTAAACTGTTCGAGTGTACCAACTGCTAATGGTTTATTAGCTGCACTTCCTACGCCTTTTGTCGTTGTCAGCGTGTACCTGATAACCGATTTGTCCCCCATAACAGCTTTTACTCCCTCTGCTATAGATGCAGGGAAAGTGTTAAGGTTATCAATATCCATTGTCGGCAACACCCTGTCATCGTTATATTGCAGTTTCATCAAGGCTGCATTCAAAGTGTCGTCGGGTACAAGTCTGTTGTACTCGTTTGTAGCACTTGATGTTGGAGAGTATCCTGCCAAGCTCGTTACGACATCTGTACCGTGATTTTCGGGTGCGAACTTCGTTGGCTTGTTTCTGACGTTGTTCCACTCTACGCTTTCCGCAACCTCTGCGACAGATGCCGTACCTGCCACATAAGGCTCATAGCCTGCTTCGCTGTTGAGCTTGGTATCATCTTTTACAAAGAACATCTTCTTTGTTGCTGCTACCTTTACCGTGTCGCCATTCTGTACTTGAGCTGTCGTGAGCTTGAAACGCTCCGTATCATTAGCCACGACAACGCAACGCTCCAACGCCGCCTTTGGAATGTTCGCAATCGGGATAAGCTCCGTGCCCCACTGAATGCCTGTTGATGCCACTTGGTCTGCCACGGCGGCGTGTCCCACTCTTGCACTGCCGTTTTTCAGCTTGCCGTGGTAGTGCTGCAGACCTTGATAATCTAAAAATTTTTTCTCTGCCATAACTTGTTTATTTTATTGGTAATATGTTATCCTATCTTCTCTCTCGTTACCCACGCTACCTTGCCGTACCGTTTGCCACCTTGGTACTGCGTTCCGTAGCAGTACATACGGAAAAGATATGCCGAGTGAGCTTGCATGGGCGATGCGTCTCGCTTCACTTCCAGATAGTAGCTGAAGTTCACGGTGGCAGGATTCGCCCCCGTAATAATTATAAACTCGAACGCCTTTTTGCTATCGTCGTAAACAAGGCTCTCTTTGATGTTTATCCACCACGCATTGTTTGCAGGGTAGGAAAACTGCGAATTATCGAGTACCACCTGCTCATTGGGGGTAAGGTCGCCGACATAGTTCTTATTCTTGATAACCCGCTGCTTCTGTGCCATGCTGTCTTTTATCTTGCGCACAAGGTGTCGTAATCCTGTGATGTCTAAAAATTTCTTCTCTGCCATAGTTTCTTGGTTGTTTTATTCGTCTACTACTTTGTCTATCTCTTCTTCGCTGATGCGTGTAGCATTATCTATAATCTCGGTTTTGCTGTTTCCAATGAGCGGTAACAATCTGTTGCCGTTCCACGTGAATGTTTCTCCCTTTTCACGGTGGGCAAACAGTTTTCCCAAGCGAGGTTTTCTGCCTGTATCTGTAAGCTTTCCGTAATCATCTGCACCGCCCCAGTTGTTATAATACAAGTCGCCCTTTTTACAGATGAATGTTTCCTTTGTCTTCTCCCATAATATTTGCTTCTTGTTGGGGGAGGGTTGCGGTTCGCCTCCCCAGCTAACATCGGGTTCGTTGTCATCATCAACGGCAGACTGCCTCAACACTTCTACATTTTCTGCGTAGCCGTCGAAAAAAAACACGGTCGGGGACAGCCTCGCTTTTTCTAATTCGTCCTCCGTTATGATGCGCTTCCAATCTTCCTCTCGTTCTGACGGTGTGTCGGTGGTACAATGGTACAGTACACGTTTTTTTGCCGTCTTGTCTAAAAAGCTGACAAGAGAGCATTTTTTGTATATTTCTGCACTATATTTGTTGGTTATGGTTTCCAACACATCTTTGAGGGTGCTAAGTTCTCCTTGCGGTGAACCGTTGTATACTTCGACCATTTCAGACAAATGGTCGGCAAGGTAAGTAAGATATTCGTCTCTGCACTGCTTCCACGGCGTCCACTTGTGTTTTTTAATGCCGCTGTAGTCTTTTATCAGACCGTAATTGCGCCAATATCTGACAGGTTGGCTGTAGACGTGTCCGCCACCAACTTTTACGCCGTTTACAAGTACACGTGTTTCGAGGACTTCTGTGAGCACTTGTCGGAATTGGTCGGCATAGATGTGCACCGTACCTATTGCAATGTTCTTATCAACAAGCGTGAAGTAAGAACGCTTGCCGTTGTCTTTTACAAACTGAACAGCCTGCTCGGGGGTGATAGGAAACTCGTTGAGGTCTTTCAGTGTGATGGTGTTGTCTGTGGGCTGCTCGGGTTGTGGCTGCGGTGTTCCGCCGCCGTTATCGAAAGCAAAGCCTTTTACACGTAAGATGCCACCTACATAAAGGTCGTTCTCTACGGCTAAGTTTCCATCAAAGGTGTTTGTTGTTCTTCCACCTACAGGAGTAACATCACCTTTGCTTTGCCACTGACGCTCCCATTTGTTCCAAATGTACTCTATGCCGTCTATAAACAGATAGTCGCCCTCTTGGCCGCCATCGGGATATTTGTTGTATACTTCCAATATGTTCTTGAAAGAGCCAAGGTTATTTGTTTCCTTTACCTTGTTAGCCGGCACGGTGAGTGTGGGCTTTTCGGTAGTCCATTCCAACAGAAATGGACTCCAATAATAGTTTGTGTCTCCGATGGTAACATATTCTCCCTGCACACCTCCCATCGGGTATTTGATGTGTACATCTCCTATGCTGTTAAAAGTTCCAAGAAAGTTATCCATAATAATAGATTGCGATTATTGCTGTTTTAGCTGGGATAGTTCTCTGTATGTGGCATACATTAGTTTTGCCTGCTCGACCTCGGACAAAGATGTGAGCACGAGGTAAGCGCAATAGTAAACCACGGCATCAAAGAGTTTTTCGGAGATACCAATATGTTCGCTCTCGATACGTGGAATAGGAATGTAGCGAGCTATCTTTACCGCTACGTCATTAGATGTGCAAGAATAAAATTCCAATATCAAGCCGATAGGGTGCTGCACGATGGCTACAACAGGGCGTTGAGGATTACCGCCGATACCTGCAAACCTGCTATTCTGCTGCTTATAAATCGGGTCTGTTTCTGTAATAGCTTCCACAACAGGGTAGCTCCAATCTGACATTTGGAATGTTACAAGGCGCAGAAAATCTTCGGGTAGTTGTGTAAAGCCCCAATGTTTTGTTTTAGACGAACTCCAAGCCACGGCAGTGGAAAAGCCTTTGCCACTATCCAACAGGTGGCGAGGAGCATTTACCGTAACAGCACGAGCAGCGTCTTCTATCTTGCTCTCAATGAGCTTGTCGATACTCAACGTGTCCACATCGTCAATCAATGCGGCAAGTGGCGCACTACTATTGTTCTTGTCAATAGCAATGCGCACCTCACGCACTAAATCTGCAACTTTGTAAATCATTACAATTGTGCTTTAAAGTCCTACAAAGCGAATACCCTTTGTTTCCGCAAAGGCGTTTGCTGCCTTTTTGCTGCGCAACTGCTGTTTATTCGCATCGTCAAAGTTGCTAACGAGATAGTCTACCGCTTCCTCGAGGCTACCTACTTCTACTTCTGTGAAGTTGTCTTTGTCTGTAACATCTTCATTGTCGGTAGATGATGTTCCTTGAGTTTCCTCTGATTCCGCCTTTGGCTCTTTGATTTCAATCTCATTGATTAGCTGCACCCTGCCGCTTTTGAAGTGCAAACTGTTCTCCAATGCGAACTGTATAATCTCATTTTGCGTGGTGAAAGATGCTGGGCGAACACCTGTGCCAGAGATTGTGCCTCCACTGAAAGGGATTTTCATAATGCGACCTGCGACTGGCAGGAGTATCTCCCATTCTGTCATATTATATGCGCCATATACTTTTTGCTTCATAACTGTTTCTTTTAAAAATATGGGGAGGCGAGTATGTCTCAACCTCCCCTCTGTTACTAATTTTAAAGCATCAACACATTAAAGGTCTAATACTCCCTCGTACTTCTCCCAAGTGCCAGTGCCACCACCTTTCTTGTAAATCCAAGTTTCACCCTTTCGTGCTTTCTTGTCAATTCCAGGGCAATCGACAACCAGGTAATATACCTTTCCGTCTACGAGGTCATCACCAGTAGGTGCTTTGTCAGACTTCCAAACGCCGTAGCTTGTTGCATCAGGTGCTTTTGGAGTGCCCTCTCCGTTGATGAAGATGTGGCAAGCTCCCTTAAGTGCTAATGCGTCCCATACAATGATGGTCTCACGCTTTGCCTCGTGCTCCTCTACATTCTCTGTGTCAGAGTGTTCGGCACTGCGGACATAGTGTACAAGGCGGTCGTAGCCCAAGATAGCAGCACTGTTGCTGTAACCAATGCGGTCGAGTGTTGGGTCGTGCTTGAAGTCGAAGTCTCCAAACACAGTGTGGAAGCGTGTAACGCTCCAACCTAAGCTATTTGTTTCGACTTTGATTTGCACTTCGGGGTGCTTAGAGAAGTCTATGCACTGAATGTTTTCCAAGAAGTTCTTTCCGCAAAGGCAAAGAGCACCCTTTGGAACGTCGACACCTGTATAGAAGAGTTTGCCAAGACCTACGAAGTCCTCGTACTCCCATTTACCCGTATGCTCCATTTCACGCTTGAAGTACCAGCGTATTCCTTTCATGAAGTAAACCATTTGTGTTCCTGTTTTTTCGTCCTTGACAGGCATCTTTCCTCCACGACCAATCCACAATGAGCGGTTGGTGGCATGCTTGAACTTGCGAATAGCGAGTTCGGCAAGCAACGCCTGTGTGAATGGAATGCGTTTCTTTTGACTATCGAAGTAGTCAGAAACGATACGTGTAAGCCCACGCTTCTGTAAAGTTACGAGGGTTGGCACGGGAACGAACGTATCAGGCGGTACAACCTTTTGAGTTTCGTGCAGTGCGTTTGCGAGAATGTCAATCTTTGTACCCTTTGGAATTGCAGGAGTTTGACAATATTCGCTGGTAGGACTCTGACGTGGACCGTTTACACAACGAACGATAGGATTGTCGCTTGCGTCTCTACCTGTTACATAGAGTTGCAAGTCAGAACCTGCATCTTCCTTTGAGCCGTCCTCGGTGTAACCATTCACACCACGCACGTGTAAGGTCATGTAGGTTTGTACAAATGATTTGTCCTCTTCTGAAAGCTTGAGAACGAAAGAAGCTGCTGTACCCTTTGCAATTGCATCTGTGGTGGTAACTGACGAGATTTCTTCGTCAATCTGATAGTGCTGCACAATAGGGGAGTTTACGTTCACTTTCTTTGCGTTGAGCATAAGTGAACAAAGTGGAGTCTCATCGCTTTCAAACTTGGCAAGTTCGTCGTCGATGTCTACTTCCATAAGTTCACCAGGTGCAACACCACCGCCTGCGGCTGCCATACCGTCTACGGTTGTGGCTTGTCCTGGCAACTGGGTTTCCAACCCTGCGGAGCCTGGGGCTGCATTGGGCTGCGTTTCTACTGTTTGAATTTGTTCTGCCATTTTACAAATAATTTTAGTTGAAAATAAAATTCTATTACTGTTTGCTACTCGCTACTTTGCCATACTCGCTATGCTGAATATGGAATTTCTGCGCTTAGTCCTCTCGGGACTTCCGTTCTGTCCGTCCATCACCGCCGTTCCGTCGCCCTCCTTGCGGAGTTTCTCTGTTATCTTTGCGTTCTTGCCACGTACTTCCGCTTCGTGGCTTGCGGCAGCAATATCGCTGTCGTGGTTGATGGCTTTCAATGCCAAGTCCATTGTCTCACGGCTGATTTTGCCGTTAATACCATCTGTTATGATAGTCATAATGAACTCTGCAACATTGTCCAGCTCATCATCGCTCAAACCGTTTTCCTCTTGGAAAGCAGCCAATGTCTCCAAAGACGCCTCGAGGTTTTGGTTGTATTCATTTTCCAACTCCTCCGACTTGCTAACCTTATCAAGGTATTCTTTGCGAGCTTCGGCGATTTCCTCTTGTTTGTCTGGGTCGTTCAGTGCTTCCAACACCTCATCTCCAAACAAACGAATGAGTTCGACTGCTGGGTCAGCACCATTGCGCCAGCTGTTGAGGTATGCAGCACTGCGAGGGTCGGCTGCAAACATACTTGATAGTCCGTCCTCGTGTTTCTTGTACTCTGCGAGTTTGCTTTCTGCGTCGTCGTAATCTTCACCAATTCTGCCGAAGACAACTTCTTCTTCGTCGAAGTTGTCTTCGGGGTACTTGGCTTTCAAACGCTCTATGAATAGTTCGCGCTTGCTTTTTTGTGGGGTATTCTTTGTTTCTTCTGCCATTGTAAAACATTTTTTATCCTTTTCGCCACAAAAATAAGAGTATTGTTAATACTTATTACGTTATCTATTAACAAAGCAGTACCTTTGCAAATGGGAACAAGTGCCAATATAACAGGTTGTTAATTATATTGGTATGAAAAACTTCGGAAGTATCTTTGAATACGAGCAGGAAAGGAATGATAATCTATTAAGACTTTACCACCATCTTATATCAGAAGTAAAATTTATATGCTCTGAAGAAATATATAAGAAAATGACAGATAGTCCTTCTGACCGCTTTTGGGTAAGCGAGGAAAGAGCGACTGTTGTAATCTTACGAATTATGAAAGGAGACAAACTCCTATATATGGGTAAAAACAAGCGTGAGATGTTCTTTGAGATATATAAAAGAGCAATGAAAATGAAGCGACAGAACTCTAGCTTGTCAATTCCTCAAATAGCATTTAGGGTAGTAAGACAGCCTGCTCCGAAGTTTTATCTTACAGAGGGGTCTATCAAAGTCATTATAAGCAAGATTAAATCAAAATGGTACGAGCGCAGGAGGGCAAGAAACAAAGTATGGTAAGTACTTATGTCAAGAAGATACTCTCCGATAACAACAAGCGGAACGAAGAGAACGGTCGCACGTTTAATCCTATCACAGGTGAGGGGTCGATAGGGGAAAGAAAGAAAGTGGCTATAAAAGACCACCCTTTACCTACGCAGTATCTACCTGTGGGAATGCTGGAAGTTCCACTTGTAAAACTTATCGTAAAGCACAAGTCGATGAAAGTGTTTTGCGAAAAGGAACTTGATGCGGAGTACACTGAAGAGAATAGGCTTAAAATCATAGAGCAGCTTGTCCGCATACGCATACAGTATGACTTTGCATTTTGGGCAGCATTGCTTGTGTACATCAAAAATAAAGGTGGTGGTGAAGATGTCTTGTTTCGGCTGACACGTCCGCAGCGCAGGTTTGTAGAGAAGTTGGAAGAACTTCGCCTTGCAAACAAGCCTATACGGCTTATATTGTTGAAAGCCCGACAATGGGGTGGTTCTACTACTTCGCAGTTGTATATGGCGTGGCTGCAGCTTGTCCACAAGGTAGGTTTAAATTCTCTTATCATTGCGCATCAAGGTACGGCATCAGATGAAATAAAGGATATGTTCGACCGTATGATTAAGGCATATCCGATAAAGATGCTACACGAGCTTGGAGAGATTTATAATCCTAACGAGCCCAAACTTGTTGGAGTAGGCAAATCGGGGGCGATATACAGAGTACCACAACGTAATTGCAAGATAAAGATAGGTACTGCCGAACGTCCTGACAGTTGCCGTGGTGGTGATTACAACTTAGTGCACCTTTCCGAAGTAGGTGTTTGGAAAACTACAGATGGAAAGAAACCTGAAGACATAGTACGGTCTGCTTGTTCAGGTATTCAGCTAAAGCCGTACACGATGATAGTTTACGAAAGCACGGCAAACGGTACGGGTAACTTCTTTCAGCGTGAATATGACGCTGCTAAGAAAGGGGTATCACAATTCCAGGCATTGTTCATTTCGTGGTTCGACATAGACATATACAGCTTGCCATTTAATAGTGAAAGCGAAAAGGCGGACTTTGCTGTCAATTTGTGGAAGAATAGAAATAACACTAATGTCAATAACGAACGTGAGGAAAGTGGTAAATATCTATGGTACCTGTGGGAACTTGGCGCAACTCTCGAAGCTATACACTGGTACGTGGAAGAGCGAAAAGGAAAACCCGACCACGCTACAATGGCATCTGAATATCCGTCTGACGATGTAGAAGCGTTTGTGCATTCGGGCGCAAGGGTATTTGATAAGTATTTGGTTGCGAAATTAAAGAAGTCTTGTTGTCCTCCACAATTCATTGGCGATATGGTTGCCGATGGCGACGAGGGTAAGGAAGCATTCAAGGGATTAAGGTTTGTTGAAGATGCACAAGGCTGCTTGTGGATATGGAAGAAACCCGAAATATGGGCAAACGAAAGAGTTACAAACCGTTACCTTGTTGTTGTGGATATTGGTGGGCGTTCTGCAAAAGCCGACTACTCCGTTATAACCGTATTTGACAGATTTTATATGATGGACGGTGATAAGCCGTCTGTTGTCGCACAATGGTATGGACACACTGATATGGATATACTTGCGTGGAAGTCTGCGCAGATAGCGGCATACTATGACAATGCGCTGTTGGTTATTGAGAGCAACACGCTTGAGACAAAGGACAAAGACAGAGTTGTGGACGGCGTGCAAGCTCCGTTCATACTTGACCAAATAAAAGATGTATATCCCAATCTCTACGCACGAAAGCAAAGTGCGGAAGCCATTGCGGAGGGTGCGCCAAAGAAATACGGTTGGCACACGAATGTTTCTACAAAGCCGATGATTATATCGACACTTGTAAAGGTGATAAGAAAGCAGATGTATGTCGAGCGTGATGAACGGTGTCTTGATGAGTATTTATTTTACGAGCGCAAGAAGAACGGTTCGTTTGGTGCTATTCTCGGAAAGCACGACGACTTGTTGATGACACGAGCAATAGGGCTGCATATCTGCTACTATGAAATGGATATACCGAAAATAATAGTAACGACTAAAAGAATGGAAAACAGCAGGTTACATAAAAAGGTTATATCAGAAGCATCTATATGACAGAAACAACAAAGGCTGCGTAATTGCAGCCTTTGTTGTTATGTCGTTGGTTAAGAGGCTCTCAACATTTCATACCCTCTATTTACAGCGTCCAGATCTGCACCTTGCGCCGCTTGCTGTTGTATCTGCTGTGGTATTCCACTGACAGAGCCTTGCTGTTGTATTTCGGCTTGTTGTGCCTTTATGCTTTGTAATAGCTCATCAGCAAATGGGAAGTCTCCGTGCTCCAGCAGCTGTTCCAAATTAATCTGACCGCTCTGCCAAATCTGCAACAGGAACTCGTTGGCTATCTGTCTGTGTGCTGGTGTAGCAGTGCTTTCAACGATGTTCAAGTCAAATTCCACATCACGGATTAGTTTGGGGTCGTAAACTATTATCTTGCCGCTCTTGCCTGCAATGTTGAACACACGCTTTTCATCATAGAATTGCTGCATATTCTTAACGTCCTTGTATGCTCCATCGACAATGAACTGACTGAACGTTTCAAGCAAGTCCAGCAATGAGGTAGTAGCATTCTGCGTCTGCTGTGCATACAACGAACCGCTTGTCATACTGTAACCAGGCTTACCCTGCAGTGCTCCGTGAATGCCCGATATGTCTTCAAAGAACTTAAGCTGTATGTTCAGCAATTCAGATATGCCGATATTGGTAGAGTTTACGGATATCTGTTGCGGAATGGGGACACCTGCCTTTGGCTGGTAAGCTATCACGCCATTGAACCTGCTCCATTCGTCGGCAATGTCTTCTATTGACATTGTGCCCAAACTTTGCTCGGGCACAAGTAGAACGCCCTTGGCACTTGACCGCATTATCCAGTCGTAGAGTGTTATCAGTCGGTTGGTGTAGCGCTGCTGGTCTATCACATCGTTTACAAACGAATGTATCTCCCCATCGATAAACGGATAAGCCTTGAATACATAAGGATGGCTCTTGTGCTCGTAGGGTGTCTCCCCCTCTGCAAGAATATCTCCGAATGGGGTAAGATAATAATAATACCAGTAACTATCTATAAACCAAGTGGCACGTAAGAATGGAACATCGCTTAAATCCATTCCTGCTTCCAATGCCTGCTGTTTCCGCTGTTCGTTTACAGCTATAAAAAGTTTTTGGTAGTCCTCAACGTCTATCTTGTAAATATCACCGTTGTTGGGGTCGTGAATGCGATAGCGCGGCTTGCTTTCCTTGCGCCATACTTCGATTACCCTACAAAGGCTTCCGTCTTTTGGCATAAAGAAGCTTATGTTTCTATCGTCCGACATACCAAAGCCCTGGAGGTTGTCTACGATATTCTGCTGTTCCTTTGCGTTTTTGTATATTTCGGATAGTTTTTGGTAGTCTTCGGGGGATTGTGCAAACTGTCCGAGCAGTGTGTCAAAGCTTACATCGTGTATTTCACCTACGCAGCTTACGTCCCAACCACGGAAGTCCCGCATCTTGTTGTCGATGAAGAAGTTGTTGGGCTGCACATAGTCCGTCCAGCAGTCCAGTTTATCGTTGCGCCAACCAAACCACTTGCGGTGAACGATAAAGCCACTGATGAGAAATTCCTCGATACTGCGTGCGCTTACTTCGTCCATACGGTTGAGTTGTCTGTTGCACTGTAATATCGTGGACATCGTTTCACCCACACGCTGCTCGTCCCTGTCTCTTGCAGTACAGATAGGTTCTTTACTCTGACTTCTGTAAACACCAAGCACGCTGCGAACCAAACGTCTGATAAGGTTGTTCTTCAGCGGTACGTTACCTTGTTTCTTTATGTATTCGGCTTCCGTTATTCTTTTGCCGTCCACGCAGATAACGTCTTCCCACTGCTTGCCGTAGGTGTAACGTTTGTTTCGTTCGCGCTCTCTGCGAAACTCGTCCATATTCATATAATAGCGTTGCGCCTGGCACAGCACTTCCATAGCCCTCGCCTTATCGTTCAGCTTTGAGTTTGCAACGCTGTCCATTGCACGCCTGTCCTGTACCGAGCACACACGGCGCATGCTCAACAGTTTTTCTTTTCCTTTATTTGCCATAAAACATTCTTTAATCTGCCCACAAAGATATAGATACAACACATTTGCGATACTTTAAGTATTAACTCCCACCCACCTGCCCTGTTGGAAAATGAAAATTATTTTGCTTTCTTCTTTCCCAATAACTTGTTCAATTCACCAATGATACGCATTGTTTCTTCCTTGTTCTCGCTGATGTATTCTTCTGCATCGTTGTCGTAATCTTCCTCCAGGCGTTCCTGCTCGCCTTGCTTCAAGCCCTTTATAGAGTATTTCAAAGCGTCTCCAAGCTCATCAACAGCTTCACCTGTGAAACTGAAATCATCATCACGCACAGGATAATTCTTGCCACGTTCGATTTCAACAGTTTCCATCATACGCCTACGCAGCCCTCTTAATGCAGAATTGACGGCTTCTCTGTCGGTAGGGTCGTCTATGTGCTTCAGCGTTTCACGCAGCAAGTTCATAGGCTTCTCGTATGCCTTTGCAATCTTGTAGCGTCGGTATTCGGGGCTGTTGAGAAGTTCTGTTATCTTTTCTGCGTATTCCATAGAACCCATACGTATCTGCTTTTTATACCCTGCAAGTCTGCTTTCTGTTTCTTTTGCTTCGTCTGCAAAGTCTTTGTAGCTGCCACTTGCGCTGCTACCGTAACTGCGTTCGTCCAATTGCTGTACAAAATTACTGCCGACAGGAATATCACGCCATTGTATATCACTTGTGTTACCGCTAAAGGCTTTGTAAAGCAAACTACTCATCTGCGTTACGAATTTGGCAGTACCACCGAAATATCCCTTTGCCAAATGGTTGATGACATCGGGGTTGAGGTTCACGACACCTTTGTCTACTGCATTTCCTCCTGTAATGTCGTTCAGGGTTTTTGTAATATCTACCAACAAAGGTGGTGTGCTGCTAAAGGCTTTCGTCCATTCAGGAGCGTTTTTAAGATATTCACTATCATTGTAAACCTTTCTACCGAAGAAGTCGGTGTTGGATTTCCATTGCGCAAGTGGTTGTACAACTGTAGGAGTGAGAGTTGTAGACAAATCGCCACCATTACCTGTAAAGTCTATCGGCAGCATACCTGTAAATCCCTCTAACGCTTTGACAAAACCTCCTTCAAGTGTTTCTTTTCCGAAAAGTATTGAAGTTGCTATTTCTCCCATACCATAGAAAGGTCGCAATTCGTGTGGAAGCGGAATGCTGATGAAAGTATCTTTCGTAAATGGAACATACAGCAAGATGTTGTTTCTGCGTATCCATTCCATATTATCCCAATACCTTTCATCATCGCCGCTACAAACTGCCATTAGGAAAGCGTTCATCATTGGTATGCCAAAACCTAAAGAGCCGAATTTTGATATAACTAACGCTGTGCGTGCTGGGTGCTGCTTAGCCATTGTTGCAAAGTTGTTGATACTCTGCACAGCTGCATTGAAGAACACATACGTAAAGTTCATATAGCGAGCACCCATTTCACCGCTGCCTTTCTTGTTGAAGTTCACGGTTATATCCTTTGCATCGTAGATAGCATCAACAATGCTCTTTCCTTGCTGACGGCTCGTCATATAGGTAACGAAGCGGCTGAAATCTTCTGCACTGCGGTTGGCAAACTCGATGCTGCGCAAGAATGCTTTCCACCCACGCTTGGCAGCATTTTCTTTGTTGCCATTTATTGCGTTCTCTATATCTTTTTTAACAGCTTCAATATCTCGCAAAGCAGTGAAACCCGTCTCGCCTCCATAGCGCATAAACTCATCGAACAGCTTTTCTGTCTGATTGCTCGTATCGAGTGTGCCGTGTTCCCATTTGTAAACCAACTTGGGTAATGCGCCTGTTGCAAACAACTCCATAGCGTTCTTGGTTGCCTGGCGTTTGTACTTAAGTCCGTACTTTATATATACCGCCTGCGAAGCAAACAACTGGTCTCGTGTAAAGTTGGTGAATACGAAAGCAGGGCTAAAGCTGGTATAAACAGCAGATAGGAAGTTTTTGAGTTTTGCAAGCCCAATCTTAGCCCATTCAGGTAACATACTGCCTCTGACATCAGGGTTGGTCAGACCGTTCACAGCTTGTGCAACAGCAGGATTACCATTGATATAGATAACATATTCTTTTCCACCACGCCATACCTTAATAGTGTGTTCTGCTCCCTCGCCATTCAGTACACGCTTGTCGAGTTTCAGACCGTTGCGTTGTTTGATAGCTTCGCCTTTTTCGGCTAATGCCTGCATTTCCTGTTCGTGTTCAGCTACTATCTTGCTTATTTCATCAGGGGTCGCATTTGCAGGTATCACAGCGTCTCTGCGTTCCCACTCGTCCAAAGCGTTCTTTACATACCATTGCTCGCTGACACTCGCCAAATTGCTTGGGTGGTTGAGCGTGAAGTTCAAGAAAGCTTGCTTCATCTTGTTTCTGTTGGCTGCAATAATGCTGCGCTTCGCCATCTGTTCTATCATAGCCAAAGGGTCTTCGGCTAAAGACGAACGTCCGCCTGCTGTCTTCATCAGCGGCTGCCCTGTTCCAAGGCGACCACCATAGTATGTATAGACATCGCTTGCAATAGCTTCGTCCCAGCCACGAAGTGGAATATAGTATTTGTACATCTGTGCGATATGCTCGTACGCTTCCTTAGTCATTATTCCACTTTCATAGCCAGTTCTTAATGTAGCTTTGGTAGCTGCATTTACCTTTTTCCAAAAAGCATTCACTTTCGGCATTGCATTAGGTTGCTGCTCAACCTTGTCTACAAGCTCCTGTGCTTTTCGCTCTGCTACTGCGACGTCTTCCTCACCTGTAAGGTCAGTAAGTCCCGAATAATCACGCTTGCTGTATTCTACCAACGCATCTTCGTACAGAAGTTCGTAAGCTGCCTGCGATGCTTGTATGGCTTCTTCGTTTTCATTGGTAGGATTGTCGGCAAACGCTTTCTTTGCCCTCTCCACTGCCGCCTGTGCTTCCAATACGTGCTTGTCGTTCCTTGCCGCACGTTCGCCCATATACTTGTTACGTTCCAAACCGTGCTTCGCAACAATATACATCTTCAAAGCATCGTAATTCATTCCTACTGCTTCACAAAGTTTCCGTCCCGCTTCAATCATCGGATTGTAGTAGTCTCGTTCGTATGCCTCCTGCTGTGTCTTGTTTTTACTTGTCATTTGGTTTTCCGCCTTGTATGCGTCCTCGTGGCTTGAAAGCTTATCGCCTGTAGCTTCCAACACGCTATTCATATAAGACTTCAATGCGAGCATACTGTCTACGTATGATTTGTAGAAACGTCTGGAGAAGTTGTGCGTTTTGGGCACAGAGTTTATCTTGTCGGGTTCTTTTGTTTCCTTTTCGTAACGTGTGTGTGCATCGGGCAGCATTTCGTTTTCTGTAGGGTCTATGCTACTGCGGTACAAAATATTGCTGTTAGAATAGCCAGACTGCGTGTGAGCATAGTTGCCCACTTTCAGTCTGTATTGCATTGCAATATCTTCTGCCATATCGAGTATGCTGCGCTTGCCACCATTCTCCAAGTTCTTGTAGCTGCGCCACAACAGATAACGCAAATCGTTGTCTGTAACATCTGAATGGTGCAAACCCAATGCGCTCATCATTTCACCGAACAGACGCTTGATGCGCTGCCAAGTGGTTGGTTTCAATTGCTCAAAGTTGGCATCTTCTGCCATTCCTGCAAGGTATTCCTCTGTTGCGGTACGGAAACTCCATTCGTGCTTGGCTGCCATTTCTGCAATCTTGCGCCTTACATATTCTTCGGACTGCACGATTACAGTATCAAGGAATGCATTGAAGTTGTCTCCAAACAGCTTTCGCAAACCATAGTGCGCCACACCCTCGTGCAGTACAGTCTTCTTTATGTCTGCAATGTCGGTGTGATTGCTTGCAATGATTGTAATTTTGCCAGTCTTCTTATTGTAGAAACCTTTGGCTGTGGCTTTCTTATCTTCAAAGATACTACCATCTGCGACTATTTCCACATTATCAAGATTCAGACTACGAGCAGTTTGGGTAGCGTGCTGTATGAGTTCTTCTACGTCGGCAGAAGTTTCAATATCTCTACCCTCTCGCCACCGCTGACTATATTTATCAAGGTCTAAATATTCCTTTACACGTTCCCCTATTACCTTGCGCAAATTCTCTTCGTAATTATTGTAGGCGTCAAGGGCTGTTTTAGTTGCAAGGTATTCGGGGAAGTCTTTTGCCAACTTCTCTGTAATCTTCTTTTCCATTTGCTTGCGGAGAGATTGCATAAAGACCTCTCGTGCAGACTTTTGTTCTTCCGTGCTACTTGCGTAGCCTTTGAAACCAATAGCCTTATCGTATTCGTCCAACTGCTCGTTGCGCCATTTCTTTATAAGGTTTATAGCTTCCTCGGCTTCTGCGTGTTGCGGTATCTCATATTCATACTTATACAGCAGCTTATCTGTTTTCTCCAGTAATGGTTGCTTTGTTTTGGGGTCTATACCCTTGCACAATGCATCTATTTCTTTCTTGTGCTTCAAGTAGTCATCGGCAAACTCGTCTTCCACCCAACCATAGAATGGCGTCTTGTTGCCGTACATACTTGTATGATGCCATTCTGAATTGTCAATAAAACCAAGGCGTGTAAGCGCATCTAACGACTTTTCAGTAATATGGTATTCCTTTTTGAACTCTGTCTTTGGGTATCTGCCCTCTTCCTTAGCTTCGGCGGCTCGCTTGCTCAAAGAATAACCTACATAACCGCTGTTACCACCGAAGACGGTGCGGTATAGAACATCATTATCTGCATTCTTCTCACTCTCATCTTCTTCTGCTTCAGTAGCTTTGGAAAGGTTACCAGCTTCTTCCACCTTGCTATCCAACTCGGCATACTTCTTTTCCTTTTCCTCCAACTCTTTCTTCATAGCCTCGGTATATTCCTCGTACTTCTCCTTAGCGTTTTCAAGTTCTTTCTCAAACTCAAACGGTTTACCGTCTCTTGCAAGGATTAGTTCCAAATCGGACTTATAGCGTGCTATGTTCTGTTTTAGCGTGTCGATGCGTTCTGCAAAGTCGTGCCCTGTGATAACATTCAAAACAATATCTTCAATACCATTACGCAACAACCCCTGCTTTATAGGCACATTCTCCAAGCCTAATTCGTCTTGAGAATAGTACATCTTGCGAGTTATCTTACTGAATATATTAACGCCCTTAGATGTTGTTTCCTTTGCCATTTCGGTATGAACAACGAAATCTAAACCGTCAATATTTACAACTAACTGACTGTTGTAGTTTGAGTTGGCACTATCCTTTATCTTGTCGCTTTCCTCCCTAATCTTCTTATTGAAGTCCTTGATGAAGTCAGACATAGCATCAATACTATCGAACTGCATCTTTCCTATGGTGATTTTCTTAAATTCACCATTCGGGAAAGCGTTTGTAACCGTTTCAAGATGTGCGCTGTTGTCCGCCAGCATACGTTCGGCATCGAATATCTGCCCTCTCAATCTTGGCTTTGCATTATGGATATAAGTCTGGTCGGCTTCCCATTGGCGTTTTTTACTTTCAAATTTCCGCACAGCCTTTTCAGCTTGGTTCTTCAGCATTGCATACTCGCTTCCTGAAAGTTGTGCGACAGTATCACCGAACACATCTTCCTCTTCCTCGATAGCACGGTTTTCCATACTGTTTGCCATAAGCTGCTTGCTGTTCATAATGCTGTCGGCAATAGCTCCTTTGGTTTTCAGTCGTTGATAAGCGGTTACATCAAGGCTGTCTTCCACTCCAAAACGAAGTATGCGAACAGGTTTGTTCATATCCTTGTGGATATTTCCTTGTCGCAATATACGTCCGTTGCGTTGCGTGTAGTCCATTGGGCGGTTAGGGGCATCTACGTGTATGAGTGTGTGTAAACGCTCTTGTATATTCACACCTGTTCCAAGTGTGAATGTGCTACCCATAACGACACGTATCTCGCCACTATTAACCTTATCGAAGATTTCGAGTTTCTTGTTAATGGTCATTCCAGACTTCATTATGAAAATCTCTTTTTCAGATACACCTTGCTTGATGAGTTTCCTTCTTATATCTTCGTACAAGTTGAAACCGCTTTCCTTGTTTTGGTATATATCTGCAAATATAGCCACAGTGCCCTTGTAGCTTTCTGTTTCTTTAAGGGCACGTAGTGTTTGGCGTACAGCCTCGTTGGTCTTGTTGTTAACATCATCTTCTGCTGTTGCATCAACAAGTCGAGCATCAACGGCTGCCGCCTTTGCAATACCATACATCGTGAGTGGAATATGAGAATTCTCTTTTTTCTCCTTGCCGCTCATATTGTCGTATGCCGTAAGTTGTTTCTTGACGAACTTCATTACGCTGCGCAAGGCTTTTGTTTGAGGTAAGTAAATATCCTGCGCCTTACCTCCCTCTGTTTCAGGTATCTTCTCTTTAAGTTCTTCTTGGTCTTCTGTGAGGACAATATCGGAAACACTCGACCATATACGTGCAAGTTCGGGCAAGTCAATATAGCCCGCAAAACGGTTGTTCTCCTTGAATTTGCCACTGGTTGTGAACTCCAGCATCTGTTGAATGCTGCCAAAGTTACGAACAAAATCGTCGAAGTAGTATATGCCGTATTCTTTCATTGTGTCAGACGGCATCAAGTAACGCATAAACGTCCATATCTCTGCTGCGGTATTGCTGATAGGTGTACCTGTTGCAAAGATTACGTTGCGTCCGTGGTTCTTTGACAACACAGCTTGAGTCTTTAAGAATACCCCTTGCGACTTCTTGGAATAAGAGGGGTCTACACCTTTTACTCCACGCTGCATTGCAGTTGCAAAACCTAAGTGTTTGTACTCGTGAGCTTCGTCTACGAGTAAAGCATCAATACCCATATCGTCGAAGTTTTCCACATCGTCGGTTCTACGGTCGAGCATTTCACGTGCCTTAACTTCCGCATTTTGCTTTGATACTTCTTTCTTCTTTAGTTCTTTTGCTGTGAGTTGCTTTTCATTGCGCTTCTGTGCTGCATTGTCGGTAAGTGCAGCAAGTTCTTCCTGTAGTTGCTCAAGTTCTTTTTCAGCACGACGTGTCATAAACGATTGTCCGCTCTCGTCAGCTTCTCGCATCTTTTCAAGAACAATCATCTTTTCCTCCACCTTGTCTTTTATGAAAGCGATTTGTCTTTCCTCACTATCGGGGATAAACTCAAAGGTTGATTGCGGTACAACAATCATATCCCAATCGTTGTATCGTATCTTTGCGTAAAAACGCTTTCTACCCTCTGCGCCGTGGTCGGCATTCTCCAAAGTAAGTATCTTAGCATTTGGATATAACGCTTTTGCGCTTGCAACAAATTGTCCTACGGTGGCATTCTGCACTACTATCATTGGTTTACGAGCAGTACCCAAGCGACGCATTTCCATTGCTGTGGAAATAAGCGTGAATGTTTTACCTGTTCCTACCTCGTGAGCCAACATCAAGGGTTGCATAGTGCCTCGTACTACCGCCTTTGCTTGGTGAGGGCGGAGTGTGATGTTGTGTGTAGAACCTCCGAAATGCTTCGGAATAAAGTCCGACGGAATATCAATAGGCACATAGTTGTTGAACGTCTCGTTATAGATGCGTTCTATCTCCGCATTGAGTTCTATATCACTCTGCATCTTGCCACGTGCCCAATCTTTGAACTCTTGGCGTATTTCGTCAATGCGAGTACCGCAAGCCTGCGTAGCCTCTTTATCGACTATTGTTTCCGTCTTGCCGTCCCAATCCTTTTGCGTCTTGCTTACAGTAATTGTTTTGTTCTGTATAGCTGCTTCGATGAGTTCGTGCCCTAAGATAGTTTTTTGAACAATTGTACTATGAACACCCATTGAGCGGTTTTGCTCTATTCCAAGTCCGTATTCGGGAGTTTTCATAAACCAAGTACCGCCTACAGATACAAATTTAACTTCAATACCTGTTTTTTCCTTTGTGTAGTCTTCGTAAAGCTTTGGGGTAACCCAAGAGCTACCAAGGTTGAACTCTATCAAATGGGCAGGAATGTTGGCAGGGATAACTTCTTTCAAAGCCTTGATATTGTTGTTGTATGCTCCGTTTTCGTTATTGTCTTCCGCTTGTTGGAGTTTTTCTCTTACGTTGCCACTTAGATACTTGTAAGAGACTTCTATCTCTTTACTTACAGGGTCTTCAAAGCCTAACCCAGTGTTGATGATTTCTTCTCTTGTGGCATCTTCTGACAGATTGAGTTGTTTGCTGATATAAGGTATATCAATTCTGCCATTTTTATAGATACTGACAACAACACCGTCTTTTATATTATCAGGCTTAGGCTCTGTTTCCTTTGTTACAACACGCTTGTTGAAAACATCGGTCTTGCTGAATATTCTTACACGTTTGTTCTTTGCGTCGTTTTCTTCCTTGTAGATTTCAAGCGACAATACATTTGAATAGTCCACATCTTTGCGCAAGAAAGATATGGCTGTGTTCTTGTGAAAATGTCCGTATGTATTCACAAAGTCGTCGTAAACCTTGTTCAGCTTGTCAAGTAAAGGCTGTAATCCTTTATCGTCGGCATTTTCGGTTTCGTAAGTAAGCACATTGTCTAACGCCTGCTTGATTTCCGTATAAGCATTAAAGCATTCTTGTTTTGTATGTCCTTTGACTTTGTTTGCATTAAGTCCGAGTGGCACTGCCTGTCCATATTGAGCAATGCAAAGTTCTCCGTTGCTGACAACCATACTGCCCTCCTTTACATCGTTTCCGAGTGTCTCGTAAATGGTATTGTCGGTTTCCTCGTTGTCAGCAATAGTTTGTTCCTGCTTTGCGGTAAGCGAATTGACAAAGTCTTTGAGTAGCTTTTCTTGTGGCTTATCTTTCGCTGGGTAAAGCCCCTTAGTTGTTGCACGGTATGTTTCTCCGTGCTCAAAGGCAAAAGCCATTTCTCCTGCCATATTCTCGGGGTGCTCAATGAAGTACTTGTTGTAGTCCATTGACAAGTGTTTTACAACAGGTATATATCCTTCCCCTGCTCTTTTTGTTTCCCCTGTATCAAAATCTGCGGTACGTTCACCTGTTACTGTGCTGACGTCAATAGCGTTAGCAGACTTCTTTCCATTTACACGTTTTCTGATAACGATAATATCCGAAGTAACGGAAGTTCCCAAGAATGTCTTATTATTCAAACGGAAAGCACCAATGAAATCTGCATTACCCTCACTTACGACCCAATCGCACAGCTTCTGTGAATTATCAAGCGTGCCATTTGATGAAATGAAAATGCCTATACCGCCCTCACGCAACTTACGTACATTCTTTGCAATACAGAAATTATGTATATCGTGGAACTTCTTGGATAGGTCTTTGTCTGAAGTGGTGTCCCACACTCGCAAACCTGTAACAAAAGGAACATTAGTGATAGCCAAGTCGATGCTGCCATTAGGGATATAGGTTTCTTCAAACCCTTGAATATCAACCTTTGCTTCGGGATAAAGTAAAGATAGCATGCTGCCTGCAGTAGGGTCTTTCTCTACTGCGTGAATGTTGCTGTTTTCGCTAAGGTGTGTCGGTATCTGTCCGATGATGTTCCCTATACCAGCAGAACCCTCTAAGATATTGCCGCCCTTGAAACCCAACTTTTCAGCAATATCCCACAAGGTGTCTATAACGTGAGCAGGGGTATAGTAAGAACTGTTGGCACTTTCAATGGCATTGTTGTAGGCTTCTTCGCCCAATAGTTCCTTTAGCTTTCTTGGAGTTTTGTTTACTTCTCCGTAATAACCATTGACAGTTTCGTTAAAAGCCTTACCAAGACCACCCCATCCGCTGAAATTACGAAGTACAGCCATTTGCTGGGGAGTAGCTTTTTCCCCATTCTCTATAAGTTCGTTTGCCAACTCAATAGCCTGTATATTCGCTTCTATACGTGCATCTACCGAAGTTGGTGCATAGTCTACGCCACGCTCGCCGTGATTATTGGTGGTGTTTAAGCGTTGCTTGCTCTTAGATATGTCAGATAGTCCTCCGCTTCGCTCTGCGTCAGTACGAGAATGTGTTGTATCACGTCCACCCATTCCTCGTCCGTCAGGTCTTTCAGCTTCATTTTGTTTGCTCTCTCCCAGCGGTTCATTCTGTCGAGGTTCGTGTCCTTGTTCTCGCTTGGCAGTGCTTCTGCCATTTCGTACGTGTACTTCATCGTCTTTGTCTTTATTCGTTAAACTTGGGGCTGCGTCAAACAAATTGCCCTCTGTGTGCGAAGATAACGTTTTATTGTTTGCTGAATCACCTTTCGCTTCTGTTTTTTCTTCTGTTAAGTCTTCTTTAACATTTGTTTTCGTTTGCTCTTGTTTCTCAATGGGTTTAACAGCGTCCATATCGACAACATCATAAACGACAGGAGCAAGACCTGTATCAAGTACTGGTCTGCCATTATCGAAGTCAAAGATTGTAGCTTCTTTCCCTTTATAGAGAACCTTGTCGCCAATCTTTAAGCCGTGCAATTCTGCTTCTTTTCCGCTTTGTTCTTGCTCGTTATGGCTATCTGTTAATAGATTAGCTGCATTGCTGTCTTCGTGCATAATTTCGTTTGAATTATGCGCATAATTTTCGTTTGTTTCTGTGTTAATTTGTTCATCTTTCGCATCAAACACTTTGTCTGCAAAAGACTGTGCATCTTCGGGAGTATCGAATACAAAACCATTCACACCACGGAATGAAGAATAATAACCATTGTGTTCTCTGGCAGCTTGCTTGCGCTGCATATAGACACCTTTATCTGTGCGTTCTTTTCCACGCACAACCCAAATATCAATATCTTTTTTGTTGTTGTGCTGCTTGGTGATAGAATACACATCGTTGTCTACATCTTCGCTTTCAACGAAGCTCTTTGCCTCTTCTTTTGCGCTATGCTCTACTGCCTGTTCATTACTTATCTGTTCGGCGGTGTCGAATACTGACGGCTTAACATCTTCGGTTTCTTTGCCAATGGTAGCAACATTGAATACCCTTACTTCGTCGTATGGTGTCATTTCCTCCGAAAGGCTCTCCATACCAGGCAAGTCTCTTGTACCATTATATATAGACTTGAGGTAAGGGCGAATTTCGTCTCCGATTTCGCTAATCATTTTTTTTGCGAAATCAACAAACTTCCTTGCGCCGTCTTCAATCTCCATAGATGCAAGTTCGACGCCTATCATAAACAGCTCGGGGTCTACTCCTACGTTGAGTTGTCCACGTAGTTTTGCTTTAAGCCTATTTCTTAACTCCTGCTTTTTGCGCTCACGCAGTTCGGCTTCTGTCGACTTCTTGGTCTGCATATCGCCTTGCGTCTTGACAGTAGAATACTTTGCGAAAGGTTTTGTCTTTCGCTTGCTGCTGTCAATCCATTTCTTGAAGTCTTCTTTTTTGACTTCGGTAATGCTTCCTAAGCCTTGCCAGCCCTCTTCATAGTTTGACAAGTAGGCTCGCTTTGCACTTTCCATATCGGGGAAACCGTACATCACCTTATGTTCGTCGAATGAACCGTCTTTGTTTATTTGGTCTACAACAAACACATTTCCCTCTGTAGGGTTGTCGGAAAGGAATATATCGATATGGTCTCCGTCCACACTTTCAGTACCACGAATGTAGCCGTAGGTATTGTGCATTTCGCTTTCCCACTGCTTGCCGTTTGCATCAGTGCCACGACGAATACTACCCTTTGGCTGTTCGATGGTAATATTAAGTCCGTCTACCTTAATATGTCCTTTCTTGTAGTTCCCAGCTTCCTTTTGCGCATCGGTAGGATTGGTATCTACCTTTGCTTCTTCTGTCTTTCTTTCTTGGTATGACTGATGTTCTGCAGCTACCCTTTCGGCAAAATCCAATATGCTTTCACCCTCTTTTCTTGGTGCTGCTGCAAATTTATCCTCATTTTCTTGCTTTGTTTCGGAAGATTGTGTAACTTTGCTGTCAGAACCATTGCTATGGTTTGATGCGCTGCCAGTTGGCTCGTTGCCTTGTTGGGCTTGCTCGGTGGTAACATTTGCAGGAGCAACACCTGTAGCAGAAGTTTTATTCGCGCCCTTCTCCCATAGCAATGGTTTTTTATTCAAGCCCTCTATTCTTTCATACCCCGAAGTCTTTATACCGTAGTATTCGCCACTTTCAGAGTTCAATAGAACAGTAACCGCACGTCTACCTGTGCGGCTTCTTCCATTTTCTATTGAGAAAATTACGGCATTCTTGTCTCCTTGTCGTACATGGTCGAAGTTATCCATGACGTCTAAGATAAAGTCGATGGCATCATCTACCCGAGACAGTCCCATTTCTTTCCCATGTCTGTCAAATACATGTTTCAACATCGATGGAGTGAGACGCAAAGGAGCTTTGGGTCTATCTATCTTATCAAATACTTCTTCAGGAATATTCGCCAAATCAATGTTGCCATTGACGTCTTGATAGAAGTTCTCTCCGTTTTCAGCTTTCTTGTTGCTAAGAATGTAATCTGTTTCGCTTGCTACTTCTCCTTGTGTAGTTTCTGATACAGTCGCATTCTCAACTTCGCCTTGCAAGCCAGTCTGAACTTCTCTTCCTTGCTCTTGGCTTTGGCTATCTCTTCCGCTGTTACCAGTTTTTTCTCCTGACAAAACCGTAGTGCTTCTATCAGTTCTTTGCTCTTCTGCTGTGGTGTCAGTTCCTTGTTTGTCATTGTCTTCTGTTTTTATTGTTTGTGTATTCTCCTGTGATGCAATTTCTTCAAAAATAACAGCACAGTCTCTATAAAACTCTTCTTCTGCAAAGTTAGCGTATTTTCTTAGCAATTCGGGCAATAATGTTTCCTCATATTGCAAATACTCTTCGTATGTCAAATGATAGTTGTTGTAATACCATTCGTCTCGCTGGCGTGCTACCTCCTCTGCATATTCATCTTCTGCGGTAGTATCTGTGCTCGCCTTAAAGTCGCTAACAGATTTAGAACTTATAATGGCATTGATAATCGCACTGCGAGCTTCGTTGCTATCGCCGTGGAAGAATATGCCACCATTATGCAGCTCATCGTACTCTGCCAAACGTTCTCCTAATTTTGCAATAGTGTCTCCTTGATTTGAAATCATACCGACAAACTTGCGCTGCTCTGCAACACCAAGACCAGTTTCTTCTCTGAAACTTTCGGGGGTGATTTTTGCATCACGCAAGAAATCACGTGTCATATCCTCTGCTGTTGCAAAACTATCGTCTGTATCTCTGCCGTCTTGATATTCGCTGCGTGCAGCATCACCGTTCAACTCACTTTCCTTAGCTTCTATTTCTGCCTTGGTAGTGTGCGTGAGTTCTTGTCTCGCTGTTTCAACAGCTTCCCAATAGTCTACTTTGCGTTTAACTTCTGCGACTTCTTCTTGGTAAGCCTTTTTCTCTTGTAGGTATTTTCCCTTGTCAGTGCCTATCTTCGGAGCTTTCTTTGCAACCTTGTCGTATTCCTTTTGCGCTGCTTCGATGTTGGCAGAAACAAAGTCAGCTATCTCTGCATCGTCGAGTGTTCCATCGTACAAGTCCTTTATCGTGAGTTCTACAGGTGCTTGGTGGTACAACAAATTTCCTTTCTCATCAGTAGGGATAGACGGTTGTTCTGTGGGCTGCGCTGCTTCTGTCTCCGTCTCGACTTGTGGAGAATTTACCTCGCTTTCAGTTTGTGCTGGTACTTCGTTACTTTCGTTACCAGCAACAGCTTCCTCTGTCTGCTGTTCAACTGTTGCGTTTTCTGCAACAGTTCGCGGTTGTGGCTGCATAGCAGTCAATTCGGCAGCAGTGTAGGTCTTGCCACCTTGATAAGCATCTGAAACAACTACAACTTCATCGCCTTGCACATCTTGAACGACACCGTCTATCAAATTGCCGTCCTTATCCTGAACCTTGACAACATCGTCGTAATGGAAAGTGCGAACGCCGTCTATTCTTGCAGCTTCTCTCTGCGCTATCTCCTGCTTTACCTCTTCTGCACGGTCAGCCTTGTAGCTTTCTGCATCAATAGGGGTATCAACAGATAGGAAGTCGTGAATATCAAGCATTTCCTTTTTGCCTTTTTGGGCATCGTAAACAACAATGTTCTTGTCCGACTTCTCGGTATCTACGTTCTTTCCATCGGCAGACATCGCAACGTTTCCCGAAACGATATAGACTTCACGGTCTGCGTCTTTGAGTGTGGCACGTATAATTGATTCACTCTCCTTGTGTGTCAAATTATCAATCTCTGCATTGCTCTTGTTTACAGCACTGCTAATATCGTCCTGCACACGTTCTATCATACCCTTGTATGCGGTGCGTGCAATCATATACCTTACTGCTGCTTCTTTCTGCTCTCTTGTGTACGACTTGAAAGCATCGCTATTTTTGAATGTGTCTACATCTGCAACTTCGTCTAAAACGTCCAGCGTTTCTTCTCCCAACAATTCAGACGCATTTTTTTCTGTATCGTCAAGCGATTGTTTAATCTCGTTTAATTGTTCGTCTGTGGCGTTACGTCCGTTTTCGTAAGAAGAAATTTCTTCTTCCTGTTCAGCGGAAACATTGCCCTCAAGCGCATTCTTCAATTGTGAAATGTCGCTGCCACGCTTGATATACAAGTTCTTTGTGTATTCTGCAATGGTTTTCTTTTGGTCGTCATTGAATTCCTTGCTTTCCATCTTGGTTTTCAGTAACTCGCCTGCCTTTTCGTCGGGAGCATTTTCAATCTCCGACTTTATTGCTTCCCAGCGTTCAGTACCGAAGATGACATCGCCGTGGACGTCTGCATCGTTCAAAGCCGTTGTTACCTTTCTATTCACGTGTAGATAATTCGCTGTGTGGGCAGCACTCATAATACCACCACCAAGCGCTACACCTAAGAATGTGTTGTAATTCAACTTCTTGCTGAACACACTATTCTCATCTTCGGTGTCAAGGTTCATATTGAGGTCTCCAACAAGTAAAGCATTTTCTATGTTGCCAACAACCTCTTCGCCATACTCACCCAATGTGCCATGCCATTGGGTCTTCTGTACAAAGGTATTGAAACCTTTCACTATTTCCTTGTTGTTCAGACCTGTAAGGAAGTTTTTGGTTTTGTTCAAACCTAACTTATCCAACGCCTTGACAGTTCCCTTTTGCATAAAGCTAAGCAAAGGTGTAAAGTATTCACCCACCAACTCGCTTTGATTTTCGATAGTGCGTGCTGCAAATGCTTCTGCAAAAGCCCTGCCTCCGCTCTTTGCGTTTGTGCGCTTGCCACTGTAGACGATATTGCCTTTATCATCGGTGGCGGCTTCCAAATCACCTGTCATACGGTTTTTGGTGTCGGCTAAGACATCAGCCATATTGAATGTAGCTGTCATTGCTGCACCTTGTGCCACATCGCCTGCGAAACGTCCTGCGAGTTCTCCACCTTTGACAACAAACTTGCCGACGGCTTCTGTGGCGTATTTGCCAAATGTTTTTTCGAGTTGTGTTCTGCAATACTTCTGAAACCCTACGCCTACACCTTTTACAGGACTGGCTGCAAACTGCATCATATAAGGAGCCATCTGTATAGTTGTGCCTGATGCTCCATACAGTCCGCCCAATGCATCTCCGTGCTTGCCCATTACGGCATTTTTGAGGGCTACGGCGTTGAGGAGTGTTTTCTGTTCGGCTGTTGCCTTATTCTTTGCGTAGGCATCTGCAGCTGCTTTCACCGCTGTTGCGTTGTTAAGGTCGGTAAAACCGAAGTCCCACGTTCTGACATCAGCAATGGCGTGCGCTCCACCTCTTATAACTCTGCCGAAAGCATTTTTGATTTGATTGGTAAGTCCTGTGGTCTTTTGAGTATGGAGTATGTTATCTTCGTTGATTGCTGCCTGTGCGTCGTCAGCCATATACTGTATGGCACGACCTGTTCTTACCATACGGTCGGCATCAGGATTTCTTCTTTCTTGCGCTGCGACGTCATAAGCATTTATACCTCCAGCCGCAGCAGGAACAAAGCCAGCCCACCAAGGGCGGTCCTGCTGTTGCATTGCCGTGCCTTGTTCTTGCAACCTTTCGCCCTCGAGTTTCATTTCCTCGACTTGCTTACGCAGTCTGTCTTCCTCTGCCTTTTTCCGTTCACGTTCCGAAACCCTTGCTCTAATATCGTCTATGTCTGTGGCAATGCGGTGTAGATTTGCATTGTAGCCTCCAAACTTCTTTTGCAACATATTATTGAGTGCAGGCTTTAGGTCGTGCTCGATGTATGTACCTACATTGTTATATCCCACAGCAGCCGCTGTGTCTGCAATGACTTGCGAAAAGTCTTTGTCGTACAACACATCTTCAACATTTGTTAGAGGGTCGCCCTCTTTGTACATACGTTGATATATACCCTCTGCGAGGTCTGTTGCAAGGTTCTGACGGTAGAGTTTATCCACGCCGCCTGCAAGCTGCGCTGCTTGGTCTTCGTCAAGCCCCATTGCCTTTGCTCGCTCGAGTACTCTACCCCAGGCATTTGTTTTCTTGTTTTCTGTGGTTCTGTAGTCGTTATCGTAGCCACGATACAACTCATTTGCCACATCGCCCATTGTACGTTCTTTACCACCAACAACAATAGGATTGTTCACGAAGTCGCCCTCCACTTTGAAATCTTCGGGTATCTGTCTTGCGTCAAACACCTTTAGATATTCAGGGGCTGGTTGGCTATCGACTCCTTGTCCTTTTGGAAGAATGCCACCCAAATCAGAACCGTTGGGATTGACAGCTTGAACAGTACTTCCATTTGTCTGTGCACCTGTATTATTGGTGTTTGGACGTTGGTAAACCATACTTGAAAAGCTGTCATAATCTTTCACGTCAGAAAAGCCTTTGTCTTTCAGCGTGTTGTAAACGAGTTTTCGATTGTTCTCGTCTGCCATACTTTCAGCAAACGTCTGTTCTGACCCTAAGTCATTGTACCCCTCTTTCGCTAATGCGTCGTAAATAACCTTTATATTGTTTTTTATATCTGGCATAACGTATCTGTTTTATTATTTTAACCCTAATTTCTTTCCACCTTTATTGTGTTTCAGCCCCAATGATTTACCGCTTCTTGTATCAGTATAGCCGTAATTATCTATCAAGAACTGCTTTGCCTGTGGCGTGTAGTTGGCAAGTTTTGCTATAATGTCGCCTTTCTTAAGAGTGCCATTCTTTACTGCGTTTTGATTTTTCTTATCAACCCAGCCAACATTAACAGCGTATTGGTAAATAGCGTTTTCTTCCATTTTAGAAAGCTGTTTCTTTCGTCCAACTCCGAAATGTTTACCGCTGATGTAATACATATCTGATGCGTCTGTGCTGCCGCCGTTTTTGCCTCTGCCTTTTGAGCGTGAGATATTGTTTCTTTCTCTGCCTAAGGCAATTTGTGCGGAATGATACCTTGCTGTTTCAGCAAGTGTGGCACGCTGGTTAGCAATCTGTTCTTTCTTTAAGGCTGTTTCTGTTTCAAATTTCTTTTGGTTGAATTCTTGTTGAGCCTTTTTGTACTCTGCATCAGCTGCTGCTTTGTCAGTTGCCGTCTTGGCTTGCTGTCTTCTGATGTTCAATTCTTCCATCTTGAATTTTGCCTGCTCCTCCAACCTCTTTGCTTCTCGTGCATCTTTTGCAGCGTCGGCTGCTTCCTTGCGCAACATCTCACGCTCTTTCAAGTTGAGCTCATAGTCGCCTTGTCGAGCACGCAGGATAGCGTTGTTGTATTTTTCCTCGTTGTCTTTACGTACTTGCTTCCATCTGTCGTAGCGTTTTCTGCCATTGTCGCTCAACGAACTGCCTGGATTGCTCATATCGGGAGCATACTTGCTTGTGTGGTACAAGTTGGACAGCGCAGACACACCATCGCCGATAGCTGCCAATATTGCTTTGCTGCGCTCACGCTTGCGCTGTCTTTCCTCTTCTTCGGGAGACGGCTTGTTGGTAGCATACAGATGATTTGCTATTTCCTCCAAGCTCATTCTGCGTGGTGTTTCTTCTGTTTGCTCGGCTGTTTGCTGCGCTTCCTCTGCTGTAGGTGGCACTTCCTTTTTTAGCCAACTGCTAATGGGCGGTGGCTCGGGTGCAGTAATTGCAGGCTGCGCACCTTGTACTTGCGGTGTCTGTGGAGTTTGTGCGGTCTGTGTTGGTTGTTGCGGCTGCTCACTTGCTCCGCCAGCATCAAACTGTGGTGGTGTAGGTTGAGGCTTTTGGGGAGTGGTGGTGCGAGTTCGCTTTCTCGTACCACCGCCTGTATTCATTATATCTGCTAAAGAGCTCATAATTCTAAATCTTTAAAGTTGCTGACCGTTCTGTTGCTTCGCAATCTTTTCTTTTTCTGTGGCGTCTACATATCCAGCAATACCTGCTGCTGCATCGCTGACACCCTTAACTGCGTTGGCAATATTCTGTGCACGACCGACTTGCACTTTGCCTAACTGTGCATTCAGGCCGTCTTCTCTCTCTTGATACTGCTGTTCGATGGCATCTTTACGAGCTTCGCCCATTGCGTTAATGTTGCTGACTGCGTTGCTCATTGCATTTGCATCGGCTGCCTTTTGCGCTGCAACACTTTCCTCCGTACCTCCAACGACGGCTTGCGTTCCTGCTACGTTCTCGCTATTGCGTTTAAGATGTTCGCGCAAATTAGAGAGTGCGGCTTGTGCATCGGCTCTTTGTGTTGCGTTCTCGTTATAGCGTCGGTCGAACCAGCTTTTGTTTTCCTGCTTCTGCTGTTCGATTTGCTGCTTGTACTTGCGCATAGCCTTTGATGCCTTGATACCTCCGAAAATACTGCCAGCTATTTTAAGTCCTGCGCCTATTGCTGTTCCTAACATAACAATAATCTTTTTATAAATTAATACTTATAATAATGCTCCAAAATTAAGGCAATACCTTTGCATCGATACTTTAAGTATTAACACACTTCGTTTTTAACTTCAAAAGAAAGGAACAACAATGGTAAAAACAGTAAACGGAAAGAATGTCAAGACAGGTGGACGAGTGAAAGGAACACCGAACAAGGCAACTGTGTTGAACAAGAAAGCCATAGAGAATTTGTTGGAACAATACAATAGCAGTGGAATGTTTTCACAGGACTTTCTCAGTCTTGAACCAAGAGATAGGATAATGATTGCTGAAAGGCTGATACAATACACTACGCCGAAGATGCAAAGTACATCTGTGGACTTGTCTACGGAGAATACCGAATGTACCATAGATGTGATGCTGAAAAAATTATCGTAATAAAAACTATGAAATTATGAACAAACTTACAGGAGCGTTTTGGGGATTGCTGATTTGCGTCCTCATAACAATGTGCGGTGGCTGCAAGACTAAGAAAGCGGTAGCCGTTGAAACCACAAAAAGCACTTATAGTAGCACAAGTGCAGTAAAAGAGAGAACAGAAACGCACTACTCGTTTATCGACACGACAAAGATAGATGAGTTTACGAGTGTCATAAGAGAGTATATCTTTGACACTCCTACATTTTGCACTGCTGATAGTTTTGCTCACGACACGAATGTCGGTAGCAAAGTGCCGATGGTAGAATTTAAAGTTGATGGAAGCATCATAGTTAATCACGGCTTAAAGAGTATCAAAGAAACAAAGATAAGCCGTAGAAATGAAAAGAAAGGTGTAAGCGTGCAAAGAGATAGTATAGGTAATACAGTTAGTAAAACAAAAGTACACGCCACCGAGCAACATAGGCAGAAGCAAAGGCAGGTTGAGCAAGTACAGATTAGTGAGCCTTTCGATTGGTGGCAGTTAATAATAGGAGCAAGTGTATTGTTTGCTGTTGTCTGCTTGTTGTTTTATCTTAAGAGGAAGAAACCGAAGATAAAAGACTTCATTAGCAATATCCGCAATAGAATAAAACAAAAATTGGAATAAACAAAAAAATGCGAGCCACTATCCATCACGGACGGTGGCTCGCTTGTAAATTAACTACTAACCTAAACAATTATACAACATTTAGTAAGCCTATTTCCTTTGCCACCTCTCGGAGCTTGGTAACACCAATTCCGATAGTCTTTGCAAGGTCTGCTTTTCGTGTTTGCTCTAAAGTAACTCATATTACTTGTTAATTTTTCTCAATAGTGCATCGACTGACCTTTTGAAGTGTCGATGCACGTACTCTTCTCCGTATTTGGAAATTAAATAAAAGTATTGTTCTTTTGTCATAGTCCGTAACGTCTTTCGTACCAGTTTTTAATATGGTTGAGGTGAAAATGTAGCCGTAGTCGATAGTCTGCTTCTGCCGCTTGTTTCGCTTCTTCTTCGGTGTCGAACTTCCGTGTTCCAAACGGTTCTTCATCTATGCTTAGATTAGAATACAACCCCAGTTCGTAGCCACTCTCCTGTTCTGATAGGTCTCCTATCTCATAGATACCTACCACGGATAATGCGACTTTCTTTTCATAAGACTGCACCCATATTAACTGTGGGTAATCTTCTATTATCTTGTTTGTGTTCATAGTCTTACTCGTAGGTTGTCGCCTATATTCTTCCGCAACTCTTTTATATAGTATATCACGGTCAAATATCTGTTCTTCACTCCACGTTATGTTGTCGGGGTCTAATTCGTTAAAGTCTTCAACTTCTTCGTCATTGTTATTCAGTCCTATGACGAGATAAATTTCATTTGGTATATTTTCCATATTATTTTTTTATTACTTAATAGCTATTTTAATTCTACCACAGCATCACAATTGTGATGGTTGTCGCCGAAAATTATAGGCATAAGTACAATTTGTATATCCTCGTTTAATACAAATTGATTTGGTGCTTTTGGAGAGTTGTGCGTCAGTTCTACTGAACTAATATCAAGAAAATCCATCGCGAACTTTAATTTGCTAATATTATATGCAAGAAAGTAAGCATTTCCAATGTTAATTACAGCGTCTTCTTTTACAATCTGCTTTCCTGTTTTCTTTGTTTTTTTATGTGTAGATTCTCCCGTTCCATCACATACAGGGCAACCAAATTCACGCTCGTGAGTATGCCCGCTGTTGTCCGTATATTCCCAGTAGACTTCCCCGAACCCATCACATTCTTCGCATTTCTCCGAATCTTGTATAACGATTTCCTCATCGACTTTTGGACAGGCTTCCAACGCTTTGTTTATCGCTTCAACAGAAACTACCTTTTTACAAGGACTGTCTAATCCGGTAATACGAAATTCATAGTTAGGGTATTCCTTCGCAAGAACGTTAGGGGTAATTTGGATAAGTGCATAGTTGTCTGTACTCCAAACTTCATTGAAGTTTGTGTTGTAAAAAGGCTCACGCAAAACCTCTCTTTCATTATTTTTAGCGCAAAACATATTTAATAGTTCTGCTTCGTTTTTTATTATTTCCATAATTATTTTATTTTACGTTTCATATATATTCTCATGTTATAATATAAAATCATCCTTGGTTATATATCCAACCTCCTCCATTAATTCAATGACTTTCTCAATATCAAGTTCACTTCCCTGATATTCAAGAATTATCTCACATCCAGCACACATTGATACATGAGGGGTTTCACCTCCAAAGCCACAGAAGACTAAGTGTCTCTCAATATTTTGTAAGGCAATAGAAAGTTCGCTTTCTTTACCCTCTGCTACGTTTACAAGTTTTCTTAAACACGTTCTCATTTTACTCCTTTCAGTAGTTCGGGGTTATCTGTTACATTACCTATAACCTCAACACCTATAATAGATTCATTAATCTTGTAACCGTTGGTGTTAAAATAAGCATCATTATTGTCTGCCTTTTCTTTTAATTTCTTAAATAATTTCTTAGAAATACCACAATAATTTAATGAGGTATCATTTCTACCATCTTCCTCAACACAAAAAGTGGCGTTTTTATATATTACTTCAAAAGCATTCTTAACAAGTCTACTCCCATATCCTTGTATGGTAAGGTCTCTATCGGGATTAACACAAAAACTTTTTAATGTATAATATTGTACTACATCACCTTCAAAGATTTCCTTTCCGTTCTTATCTTTCAGTCCTGTGTATTGTCCCACAGTATTGGGTGATACTTGAGTTGGGTGAAAATAATCACCATCGGCTTTCTTAATTGCAGCGAGGTTTTTAGCCTTAACTAAATCTCCGTATACCCACTCTTCTTTCAAGAAGACCTTGCCTCTGAATATTATTTTTCTGTTCATAATTTCTTAATCTAATAATTTAAAACTGTATGCTACCACCAAAGGGTTGTTCTCCCACGTGCCTTTGCCGCTTACCTTATCAATGAGGTATTCAAAGGCTTCACGTGCAGAAAGAAAACATATCGTCGAAGTTGTTTCTCTTGTGTTTTTACAAATGTGAAATACTTTTTTATTGTCGTAGAACTGCCAAACTCCTTCACGCAAAATATCTTCATCTGATATATCCTGTAAGCGTTCCACCTTAATGTCTGTAATTTTGATGTGGTGGGGCATCAAGTCTGCTTTAACGAACATTTTATTAGTGTTCCCTGCGACATCGTGCCCGAATTTATCAAATTGGGGATTACCAGCATCAAGATAACTTTGCGCTATCGCTATAACTTCTCCGACTTTGTATTTGGAGGTATTTATTATGTATTCCTCGAGTGTTTGGTAAGGCTCTTCGCCTGTTCGCTTGTATAAGAACTCCTCGTACCAAGCGTCATAGGAGTTGATGACAGACGGCGATACAAACCGCCTGGTCATCGTCTTTGTTCCTCTCAGCACCGCCTGCGTGAGGTTGTGCGTATTATTGAACATTATCTTTTTCATACGCCAATCAATTCACATATTTCCTCATAACTACAATTCCTTAAATTAAAAAGTAGTCTATCTATATCGTCTGTATAATGAATATCATACTTCTTACAAAACTTTTTCCTTAACTCTGTCGTATCCATACGCTTTAATTTAATTTCTTTGCCAACATATTGTACACATTAGCGAATTTCTTGTATTGATCCTTGTCTTGTATCCGACTCGTGAATTTATGCGCTACCCTTTTCTTTTTATCTTCCCAAATGATACGTGCCTTCTCCACTCCGTCCACAAAAAAGATATGTGGATATTTCGACCATTGCTTAATAGTGCCATTGTCAATAAGCTCCACTATTTCTTTTGGCAGCTCGTTTTTTACTTTCTCGACAAAATTTATTTTGCTTTCTTCTTCTTGTATCGCCTTTTCCGTGCGTTCTATTTCTTTTTGCAAGTTAAGCAATGCGTTATTTTGCTTTTCCCACCTGCTTACTGTGGAACGTCCTCACCTTTTATCGTTCAGCGGCTGCCCATTAGCACTCCTTACATCATCGAAGTGTGCTTCAATCTTGTCTTGAAATTTCTCTCTTCTTCTCCAAAGACTTTTTTAATCTTTCTATTTTGCTCATATTTAGTTATTTTGTATATAGAAGAGTCCCTTAGGACTTTCGTCTTTCTCTATGTTTTCTAATTTAAACACCCCTGCACCGTCAAACCCAAACACTAACTTGTGGTATTCCTTACAAATAGAGGTACAACCCTTACCGTAGAAAGCACAAGCTGTGCAATGAGTAAATTCTGTTGTGAACTTATAGTGCTTACTTCCTATTGTTATTCCGTCCATTTTATCAAATCATCAGGTGTCGCTTCCCACATATCGCCCTCGTTGCCTTCAAAATCAAGGTAAACATCGCCTTTGCCTTTTGCAAGTTCGTCAAGCGTGGAGTGTAAGCCCACGACCACCATTGGGAACCCGTCGTCTTTTTGGCAGACGATGTCCCCAAGTTTCAAATCTGTTATTTTCATTGCGTTTTTGTTTTTTAAAGGTTAAAAACAAAGAAATATTTGTTTCTTTGTTGCAAACTTCATATCTTTGCAGTGCAATTTATTCGGAGAAATCCTCCAAAGGCTTTAATGCCACACCCTCATCGTCCGCTCTCCGCTTCGAGAAAAGACACGCCCTCAGACCAGTGCTGAGGGTTTTCTTTGTGTGTCGGCATCACACAAAGACTTCTGTCGTAATAAAGCGATAGTTGCAATTGCCGAGAAAGGAGGATTGCTCCATGAATAAGAATAAATTGCAAAACGAAAGCGGAATGAAAGAGGTGTTCTGTAAGTTCATCAGGACAAAGGCAGGTAAGATTATCTACCCTAAGACTGGAACTTGCTTTCACTTCTTCGTAAAAGCGTAACACGCTTTGGCTTTCGGGGGCGTGTTCACTGGCACCCCCTTTTTTGTCCTATTCCGTTTTCTCCGCGTGGAACTTACAGAGAGACTCTCTTAATATTTTGACAACTTCTTCTGCTTCTTCTTTAGTTTGGAAGTAGTTGCCAACCTCCCACCTTTCTTCGTCTTCTGTATAACGAAAGTCCGCACTACTACCGATCCTGATACAGCTATCTATGTAGAAATATCTACACTTATGTCCTGCTCTCCAGCGTATCTTTTCGACACACTTTTCCCCTGCATTCCAGCGTAAGCCCTGCTCTTTCATCTTGTCGAAGAGTTTCTGCTTTTCCTCTTCGGAGGCAAGACGCCATGTATGACGCTCATTCCATGAAGAATAAGAAGAATTGAACAATGTCCCATCTTCTTTGATATTTACGAAACTTCTTAGAATATGCTTTTCGAAACTGTGAACATCTACGATTAAGATTTCATTCATCGTGCTTACGATGACATCTCCTCTCTTGAACTCCTGTTCTTTGCTTTCTTCTTTCTCGAATATTACTACCCCGTCTTTAATAGTTGCCTTGCATCCTTTGGGGATACGTGCGCTATCCCCTGCGTTGAATTTTACTTCCATAATTTTTTATTAGTTGTTTTCTCGTTCATTAAACAATAATCTTTCTGTATATTTCTGTTCCTTTCCAAGAATAAAATCACAGATAAAGTTCCTTGCATAGTCAGGGGACATCATTGAGCGTTCTGACGAGCAAATGCCTGCTTGTCCTGAACCTTTTGATTTCATAATTATTTTTTGCACCTTATCTTTCTGAAAACTTCTCCCATAAGTAGGAGAGTAGTTGAAAAACCAATATGCCGTAGGTTTTACATAATAGTCACCACGAAGCATTCTATTTCTATCTATCATTGTTGGTTTTGGAAAATTCTGTCCCGTCATAAGATAGTTTGGCTCGGTAGCAGGATTTTCAATTATCAACCTTAGATTTCTGTTGTATGCAATCCACAGAAGCTTATAGAGCAGTGCGTGAAATTTTGTTCTTAGATTTAGTCTTTCTAAGGTCAAATCAATTTTCTCACACATTGTTTTCTTACGGTAGTTTACGTTCGTTAAATCAAAACACGTCTGTTGCAATGATTCAAAGTATATACAAGGAAAGAAAGCCAAAATCAAATCATCTTTGCTTATTTTGTCAAACAAACTCCTCTCCCC